GTTACAATCATACCTTTCTTTCCAATTACTTTTATGATATTATTAGGGTTAGGATTTATTTACTATGTTGCGTGGAGGGCATCTTGAGAGATGAATTTTTGTGGGTTGAGAAATATCGACCAAAGAAAATTAAAGATTGTATTTTACCAGAACAAACGAAGAAGACTTTCCTTGATTTCCTAGATAAAGGTGAAGTGCCTAATCTACTTCTTGCTGGTCCTGCTGGATGTGGAAAGACTACAGTAGCAAAGGCATTATGTGCAGAACTTGGAGTTGATGTTTATGTCATTAATGGATCGGATGAAGGACGTTTTCTTGACACTGTTAGGAACAATGCGAAGAACTTCGCATCAACAGTCTCTCTCTCGTCTGAGGCAAAGCATAAAGTCATCATCATCGATGAAGCAGACAATACCACTCCCGACGTACAACTCCTTCTTAGAGCGAGTATTGAGGAGTTCTCCAACAACTGCAGATTCATTTTCACTTGCAACTACAAAAATAAAATCATTGAACCCCTCCATTCGAGATGTGCTGTGGTGGAGTTTGGTATTCAGGGTAAACTTAAACAAGAAATTGCAGCAGCATTCTTCGGAAGACTAGTAGATATTTTAGATCAAGAAAGGATAGAAGCAGATAAGAAAGTTTTAGCAGAGCTTATCAATAAACATTTTCCTGATTGGAGAAGAGTTCTTAATGAATGTCAGAGATACTCAGTTGGTGGTAAGATAGATACTGGTATACTTGCCCATTTTAGTGATGTTAAGGTAAATGATCTCATTAAAAACCTCAAAGAAAAGAACTTTCCCGAAGTACGTAAATGGTGTGTCAATAACTTGGACAACGATCCTTCTGTTTTATTACGTCGTATTTACGATAGTCTTTACACTTCCTTGGTTCCTTCTACCATTCCTGCTGCTGTTCTCATACTTGCTAAGTATCAGTACCAAATCGCTTTTGTTGCGGATCAAGAGATAAATATGTTGGCATGTCTTACTGAGATCATGGTGGAGTGTAAATTCAAATGAAGAAAACCAATCTTGATGATAAAATTAAAATCGCTGAAGAGCGAATAAAAGAACTTAATGTACTGATAGATGCATGGAGAAAACAAAATGAAAGATGAATTATTAGAACTATTACGTACAGATGCTTATCGTAAAGGTGAGTTTAAACTTTCTTCAGGACGTACTAGTGAACATTATATAAATTGTAAACCTGTTACCTTAAGTGGTAAAGGTCTTACAATGGTATCTGATATGATAATAGAGTTGTTAGAACCTGATACAGTAGCAGTAGGGGGTCTTACATTAGGTGCTGATCCATTGGTAGCAGGTGTTGCTATGGGAGCATCTTTATTGGACTGGGATCTTGCTGGTTTAATTGTTCGTAAGCAACCAAAGGGTTATGGTACTAATGCATATATTGAAGGTCCAATACTCCCAGAAGGGTCTAAGATCGTTGTTTTAGAGGATGTTATTACTACAGGTGGTTCTGCTATTAAAGCAGCAACAAGACTCCGTGATGCTGGATATACAGTTGATAGAGTAGTTGCTATTGTAGATCGTCAGGTAAACAATGAAGCATATGATTTCTTTGAGCAAGAAGGATTAGATTCTTTTTCATTATATAACTTGGAGGATATAGCAGATGCCAAGGATGAATGATCAAACAAAGTTGGTATATGCACTAGAACATATTGCACATCTTCATGATTTGATTGATGGTAATTATTGGGAAAACTATTTACGTGAGAACTTAGATAGTTTGGAGTATGTACTAGAAGCTCAATTAACTGATATTGAATTGAGGAGAAATAGATGAAGAAACCTCTTGAGAATCCAAAGTTAGATAGTTATAAACATTTAAAACAATTTGTTTCATCTCCATTTTGTAAGTGGACATATACTGGAGAAACTATTCCTAATGCAGATGAAGATGGAAAGTATAAAAATACTTGTCTTTATTCACATTCTTTCTTAGATAAACCAAGAACTGATTCTGTTAGATATCCTGCAGTTGGCGATTCTGAGTACATAGATCTTGTCACTTCAGCAATATGTGATATAATGGAGTATAATGGTTTTTGTATAAGAACTTTTTATAGGATTTGTGCTAATGCTACTCATCCATATGAGAAAGTTTATCCTACTATTCCCCATATGGATCATGCCTATGATCATGGGAATATCATTCTGTATTTAACAGATGCTGGTGGAAAAACATTTATAGAACAGGAACCAGGTTCATCTAATTATGAATATCATGATCCAAAAGAAGATGATGTTCTTCTTTTTTCAGGTAATCATTATAATGAAACGCCTCTTGATAAAAGAAGGGTCGTTATTGTAGCAACTTTTATGTAATTATGCTTAATAAAGAAAAGGTAAGAAACCAAGTCAAATCCAGATTCTATTATCTATTCTGGGGTATTGCAACATTTTCTGTAGTAGCAGGACAACTCTATGTTGGTTCTGGTTATAGAATGTTTTCTGGTTCTTTAAATCGAATTTTTGATACTATTGAAGTACAAGTTAGTGATGAGTATGAACGGTTTTATTAAATGAGAATTGAAACTAGAGAAGCAATGGAGATGTTGTTTTCAGCAAAATGGAACTTGCCACAAGCAGCAAAACATTGTAACCTAACACATAAGGAAATGAAAATTACCTTTAGTGAGTATTGTGCTTTTCATGGTGCAGATTATAAACCACCTGCACCTGCTATACAATTACATCTAAATTATGAACACACTGAAATCCCTGAAGACCCCTCTTAGATATCCTGGTGGTAAGTCTCGTTCTTTAGGTACTAAAAAGAATCCAAAGATGGGACAATACTTTCCAGACCTTGCAGGATATACTGAATTTCGTGAACCATTCTTAGGTGGTGGAAGTGTTGCGATACACATTAGTAAAATGTATCCACACTTAAAGATAACTGTTAATGATCTATATGAACCTCTTGTTAATTTCTGGTTACAGTTACAGCAATTTGGTGATGATCTAGCAGATAGGTTAGTAGAGTATAAAACTAATCATCAAGATCCTCCTAAAGAATTAAGAAAGGAAAAGGATACAAAGTTTCCTGCAAAAGAATTATTTGCCAATTCAAAGAAGGTTCTTAATGATAAAAATTTTGATGCTATAGAGAGAGCAGCAGCATTTTATATTGTTAATAAATGTTCTTTTAGTGGATTGACAGAGAGCTCATCTTTTTCAAAGCAAGCATCTGTTTCTAATTTCTCTATGAAGGGTATTGAAAAGTTGCGAGGATATTCTGAGATAATTTCCCATTGGCATATCAACCAGTATTCTTATGAGTATCTAATGAGAGAGAATGTTCATGATGGTATATTCATGTACTTAGATCCTCCTTATGATATTAAGGATAATCTCTATGGCAAGAAGGGTGAGATGCATAAATCATTTGACCATGATAAGTTTGCAGAGGATTGTCAAGCAAGTAAAATACATATGTTGGTTAGTTATAACTCAGATCAACTTGTCAGAGATAGGTTTACTGGGTTACAATGGAATGCAGGTGAGTTTGATTTAACATACACCATGAGGTCGGTTGGTGAGTATATGAGAAATCAAAAGACAAGAAAGGAACTCTTACTTTTTAACTATGGAATTGAAGGATTGGCTTAATTCAATAAACTTCACTAAGAAGAATCTTATTGAAGAAGATCCATCTGAGATTAAAGATTATGCACCTTACGTCATCAATCGTTGTTTGTCTGGAAATCTTGATTGTATATTATTTACTAATGAAATGAATAGGTATTCATTCTTAGATAAAGACATGCAATATTCTTTTTATCTAAATACTCTTAGAAAAAGGAAGAGATTCAGTCCCTGGCTCCGTAAGGATAAAGTCACAGATCTTGAAATCATTAAACAATACTATGGTTATAGTAACGAAAAGGCATCTAATGCTTTGAAAATATTAACCCCTGAACAAATTAGTTACATTAAACAACGACTTGAAACTGGAGGACCGAAATGACGACCACCACTGAGCCAACTGTACAATGGTCTCAAGACCAAATGGTAGAAGTGCTTCTAAATGAACCTGATGATTTCCTAAAGGTAAGAGAAACCCTTACAAGAATTGGAGTAGCATCTAGAAAAGAAAAGAAGTTATATCAATCATGTCATATCTTACATAAACAAGGAAGATATTATATCGTACATTTTAAAGAATTATTTGCACTTGATGGGAAACACGCTAACCTTACTGCTAATGACGTTCAGCGTCGGAACCGCATTACTCGCCTCCTTTCTGATTGGGGACTTATATCTGTCGTAAAGACAGAATCTGTTGCTGATATTGCTCCACTCAATCAAATCAAGGTTCTTTCATATAAAGATAAGGGTGATTGGATACTAGAGCAGAAGTATAATATTGGTAAGAAAGGAAAGAAAGAGGAAACCGAATAATAAAGTAGGGGATACACCATCCCCTTTTTTTGCGTTACATGGTTAAATAGTATTGTCGCCTTCGGGGACGCAATACACACTCGCTTAATAAGGAGAACCATGAACACACTAGCAAGATACCATGCTGCAAATCTTCCAGATCTTTTCGATAAGATTACTAAGAACAGCATAGGAATGGATGACTATCTGAATACATTCTTTAATTCAGATCTTCCACAATCAAACTATCCCCCATACAATTTGATACAGTTGAATAATCATGAGTCGAAACTCGAAATCGCCTTGGCGGGCTTCAAGAAAGATGAGCTCAAAGTCTATACGGAGTTTGGAAAGTTATATGTACAGGGCAAGAAAGAAGAGTCAGAAAATGTTGGGGAATTTGTCCACAAAGGATTGGCACAACGCTCCTTTGAACGGGTCTGGACGGTCACCGATGATACGAAGGTTGGATCAGTCGAGTTTGTCGATGGACTCCTCACAGTGGAGTTAAACAAGATTGTTCCAGAACATCATGCTCGGAAAAATTACTTAGGAGGAGAATCATGAAACTCACTACACCTTTTAGCATTATTAAAAATGCCCTTAGTGATCTCAAAAGAGTTCCTAAAGAGAAAAAGAAAAAGGTGAAGTCCTAAATAAAATTGAATATCGTCGTCGCATTGAGAGGGGAAACTGGCACAATCCAGTTTGACACCCCTCTTTTTTCTTGCTATAATAATAAGGAATTTAAAAAGAAATGATTTTTCTATCAACCCCCTCAGTATATAATTTACCTGGTACATGGGAGAAACAACCTATGATCCATCATTTAAATCTTACTCCTGATCAAGGATTTATTTTATTCTTTGGTCTAGTTCTTTTTGGTTTAGTTGGATGGGGATTGTATCTTACCGTAGGAGGAGGTAAGAAAGCATTAAGAGATCCTATTGATGAACATGCTAAGATGCACGAATTAGGCATTGCACATGGTCACGGTGGAAACAAAGAGGCATACGAGATGTCTGGTAAACTAAAGCACAATCATGAAGATGCCACAACAAACACTTAAGTTCACAATTCGGCAAGATGGTTACGTAACTGAAGAAGTCACGGGAACCACATCACATGAATGTATAGAACTTACCAAGGAAATAGATAATAAACTTGGTGAATTAGAAACTCGTCAATTCAAACCAGAATTTTATTCAAACAATGTCTCACTTCTCCGCAATCAGAACGAAACTCAGGAACAAACCACAACTACTGGAAGCACTGGAGATACTTCAGTATGATGTAAAAGAAGATCAGGAACTTAAAGTAACTGGTAATCATGGTATTGGGCATGAGACTGTTGAGGCAGAACTTGCTATTGGTACTGATATTGGTTTTAGAATGAATCCAATGTCGGGTGAGTATGAATTAGTTGCAGATTTAGAAACTTGGAATCAACCAGTACCAGTAGAAAGGTTTCTTGACAAAGTTACCCAACAGTATGCTAGAATGACTATACACAATCAAGTAAAAGAAATGGGATTCCAAGTTGAGGAGGAATGGGAAATGGATGATAACTCTATTGAACTAGTAGTAACAAGGTGGGATTGATTCATGTCTATTAAATTATTGCTCTTAAAATCTGGTGAAGATATTATTGCCGATGTAAAGGAAATGAATGTTGGCACAGAAGATGATAGAAAAGTGATTGGATATTATCTTAATAAACCTTGTATCGTTAAGATGCAGGATCCTTCTGTCATTCAAGATGAGAAGGCAGGATTTCAAGTGGCATTATTTCCGTGGATGCCCTTGACAAAGGATGATAATATTCCTATTGCTGCTGATTGGTTAATTACTATGGTAGAACCAATCGACAATTTAAAAAAAATGTACATTGAGGATGTAGTAAACTATGGACAAGATAATAAAGGTGATAGCACTGATGAATCACCATCTACTGATAGCGGAGATTGATGAAGTTGCAGCTGCTGATATCGGTCAACCTGACTGTAAGTTAACAAACGCATTTGTAATTAACACTGAATCTGATCAAACAATATTAGAACCCTTTTTAAATAGTGTCACAAGGGACACTTCAATTATGATGGGATCTGATAAGATATTAACTATCGTTGAACCAACGCCCACCCTACTTGAAAAATATCAAGACCTTACTAAATGAAATTCTACACCAACGTTCAACTAATCGGAAACCAGTTCTTGGTTCGTGGAGTTGAGAATGGTAGAAGGTATGAACATCGTGATGAGTTCTTCCCTACATTATTTGTCAAGTCTAAAAAGAATACTAAATACAAAACATTAAATGGAGAAGCAGTTGAAGCAATTCATCCAGGTTCGGTACGAGACTGCCGTGAGTTCTATAAAAGATATGATGAGGTTGACAACTTTGAGATCTATGGCAATGACAGGTACATCTATCAATATATTTCAGAGAAATACCCAGATGATGAGATCAAGTTTGACATATCTCAGATTAAACTTGTTACTCTTGATATTGAAACTACGTCTGAGCAAGGTTTCCCTAACGTGGAATCGTGCGTCGAAGAGATTCTGGCAATCACAATCCAAGACTATACAACTAAGCAGATCATTACTTGGGGAAGTAAACCCTTTAATAATAAACAGAAGAATGTAACTTATAACTATTGTCCTAATGAGTATGAACTCCTTACCTCATTCATAAACTATTGGATGCAAGATGTTCCTGATGTGATTACAGGATGGAACATACAGATGTTTGACATACCTTATATTTGTAGAAGGTTGGACAGAGTTCTGGGTGAGAAGTTGATGAAGAGAATGTCACCTTGGGGTCTTGTGAGTGAAGGTGAGATTCATGTAATGGGACGTACTCAGATTGTGTATGATGTTGGTGGTGTAACCCAACTTGATTATATGGATCTCTATAAGAAGTTTACTTATAAGGCACAAGAGTCTTATAGGTTGGATTATATTGCAAAGGTAGAACTTGGTCAGCAGAAGTTAGACCACTCGGAGTTTGAGACTTTTAAGGACTTCTACACAAAAGGTTGGCAGAAGTTTATCGAATATAATATAATTGACGTGGAACTTGTTGACCGATTGGAAAGCAAGATGAAACTGATTGAACTTGCATTGACTATGGCATATGAAGCTAAAGTCAATTATAGTGATGTGTTCTATCAGGTGCGGATGTGGGACACCATTATCTACAACTATTTGAAGAAGAGGAATATTGTTATTCCCCCTAAGAATAGATCCCAAAAGAATGAAAAGTATGCAGGTGCTTATGTCAAGGAACCGAAACCAGGAAAGTATGATTGGGTTGTTAGTTTTGACCTTAACAGTCTGTACCCTCACCTTATTATGCAGTATAATATTTCCCCAGAGACACTCAGAGAAACTCGTCATCCCAGTGCGAGCGTTGAAAGGATCTTAAATGAAGAGGTAGAAGATTTTAATCCCGATTTTGCTACATGTGCAAATGGAGCACAGTATCGAAAGGATGTGCGTGGATTCCTACCAGAGTTGATGGATAAGATGTATGGTGATAGAGTGGTGTTCAAGAAGAAGATGCTTCAAGCAAAACAAGAGTATGAAAACAATCCCTCCAATGCACTTACCAAAGAGATTGCTAGGTGTAACAATATCCAGATGGCAAAGAAGATTGCCCTTAATAGTGCTTATGGTGC